ATCAGATGCCGCGGACCGCGCTCCAGAGGGAGAGCGCCTTGTGGAAACAGATGAGAACAGCCTTGAAGACCCGGATGCAGACGGAGAAGAAGATTGAGCACACTCGACTTGAGACGTGGGCCATGCCTGGTGTTCCGGATGTATTGCTCTGTGATCACAAAGGAAATTTCCATTTTGTAGAGTTAAAGGCTACTGGTAGTAATGCTGTTGAGCTTCGGCCCCATCAAGTTTCCTGGTTGACCAAGCATAAGCATGCGAGTACGTGGGTTCTTGTACGGCGGGCCGCGACCCGCGATCCACGGACCAAGGACCAGCGTGAGGAGTGTTTTTATTTATACAAAGGGGATCAGGCTATGGATTTGAAGTTAGATGGTTTGAAGGTATCTCCGGTGTATTTTGCGGAGAAGAAGGCGGATTGGGACGTGATGTTTGATTTGATCTGCGATGTTTCACGTGAAACATTATAGGGTCCCCCGATGAGTGTCTCAGCTACGAATGAGGAACGTGAATTACGGTTGCGCTTGCGTTTAGCGCAATTGGAGAAGAATGAATCCTGTCAAAATAATTTTTTACAATTTGTAAAAACGGTTTGGCCTGACTTTATTGCTGGTCGTCACCATAAGATTATTGCGGACAAGTTGGAGCGGGTAGCCAAGGGTGAGCTAAAGAGATTGATTATTAATATGGCGCCACGGCACACGAAGTCGGAGTTTGCGTCGTATTTGTTTCCTGCGTGGATGATGGGAAAGAGTCCCAAGATGAAGATCATTCAGGCGACCCACACGACGGAATTGGCGGTTAACTTTGGTCGTAAGACGAAGAATCTGATTGATAGTGATGAGTACAAGGAGATTTTTCCGGAAGTTAAGTTAGCGGCGGATAGTAAGGCATCTGGTCGGTGGGATACCAGCAAGGGTGGCATGTACTATGCGGTCGGTGTTGGCTCTAACTTGGCTGGTCGTGGTGGTGATTTGGTGATTATCGACGATCCGCACTCGGAGCAGACCGCTATGAGCGCTAGTGGTTTTGACGACGCGTGGGATTGGTACACTGGGGGCCCCCGTCAGCGTCTCCAGCCGGGTGGAAGTATCGTTTTGGTACAGACGCGGTGGTCGGAGAAGGACATGACGGGTCAGTTGATGCGGGCAATGGCTAAAGATCCGTTGGCTGACCAGTGGGAAGTCATCGAATTACCGGCTATTTTTGATGACGGGACTCCGTGTTGGCCAGAATTCTGGAGTTTGGACGATTTGACCGCGGTCCGCGCTTCGATTCCTCCGAGCAAATGGAACGCGCAGTACCAACAGAACCCTACGGGTGAAGAAAACGCGATTATTCCCCGCGAATGGTGGAAAAGATGGGAGAAAAAGACGGTTCCTAACCTGCAATACGTGATTCAGAGCTACGATACGGCGTTTACCAAGCGGGAAACGTCGGATTTCTCTGCAATTACGACGTGGGGAGTGTTTTATCCTAACGAATCTGGGCAACCTAACCAGATTTTGCTGGATAGTACGAAAGATAGGTGGGATTTGCCGGAATTAAAGCAGGTTGCTTTGGAGAATTACAGGTTTTGGGACCCCGACACCGTCATTGTGGAGGCAAAAGCGAGTGGTTTGCCCTTGACCCACGAACTACGGAACATGGGTATACCGGTTGTGAACTTCACACCGAGTAAAGGTAACGACAAAGTGTCGCGGGTGCATAGTGTTTCGCCTTTATTTGAGGCTGGAATGGTCTGGGCCCCCGACGAAGTATTCGCAGATGAGCTAATTGAGGAGGTCGCGGCCTTCCCAAATGGTGAATATGATGACTTGGTTGATAGTATGACGCAGGCTTTAATGCGGTATCGTCAAGGAAACTTTGTTCAATTACCCACAGATGATTGGGAAAATGAAGACATATCTGCTAAAGTACGTGTATATTATTAGCCTACTATAATTGCGCTAATAGTATCTAAATTCACGTCTAAAGGACGAATAAATGGCTGAAGCTAAAAAAGGATTTGGAACCTTCATGGAAAATGCGGTTCCTTCGCAGATAGATCAAGAGGACTTGGATGCTGAACTAGAGCTGGAGATTCCCGGCTCACGGAACACGGTCCAGGCGATGATCGAAGCGGAGAACGTTGGCGAGATTGAGATCGCTGAAGATGATGACGGTGGGGTGACGATTGATTTTGATCCGATGGATGAGCGTGGCATGGAGGAGGAGTTTTATGCCAACTTAGCTGACAGCATACCGGATAGAGAGTTACAAAGGATTGCGGGAGACTTGTTAGGGGAGTTTGATGCTAACAAGGCTGGTCGTCAGGAATGGGAGGAGGCGTATGCGAATGGTTTAGAGCTTCTTGGATTTACGTATGAAGAGAGGACTCAACCATTTCGCGGTGCGTCGGCGGTCACGCATCCTTTGTTAGCTGAAGCTGCAACGCAGTTTCAGGCTCAGGCGTTTAACGAGTTGTTACCCGCCTCTGGGCCCGTGCGTACTGCGGTCATTGGTAAAGAGACTCGTGACAAAGTTGAGCAGGCACAGCGTGTAAAGCAGTTTATGAATTACTACATCACAGATGTGATGGAAGATTACACGCCGGACATGGACCAGATGTTGTTCTATTTGCCGCTGGCAGGTTCTACGTTTAAGAAAACTTATTACGACGACACGATGGATCGTGCGGTATCTAAGTTTGTACCGGCAGAGAACTTGGTGGTTCCTTACGAGACTGCGGATTTAGATACGTGTCCTAATGTGACGCAGGTGTTCAGGATGAGCTTGAATGATCTGCGTAAGAAGCAGGTCGCTGGTTTTTATCGTGATGTCAAGGTAATACCGGCACAGGCTGAGATGGATGGTGTTACGGAAGAATTAGACAAGATTGAAGGTGTTGAGCCATCACAGATCGATTACGACTGTACGTTGCTTGAATGCCATGTGGATTTGGATTTAGAGGGTTATGAGGACGTTGACGACGAGGGCGAGCCTACAGGAATTAAGATTCCTTACGTTGTAACGATCTCACAGGACAATGGTGAAATCTTATCCATTAGACGCAACTATCGGGAAGACGATGAGTTGAAGCGTAAGATTCAATATTTTACGCACTTCAAGTTCTTGCCTGGTTTTGGCTTCTATGGATTAGGTTTGATTCATACCATTGGCGGCTTGTCACGGACGGCTACTGCCGCGTTGAGACAGTTGATCGATGCTGGTACTTTGTCCAACCTCCCCGCTGGCTTCAAGGCCAGAGGACTTCGTATCAGGGACGATGACGATCCACTCCAGCCCGGTGAATTCAGAGATGTGGACGCTCCGGGCGGTGCCATCCGTGACTCCCTCATGCCATTACCCTTTAAGGGTCCTGATGCAACGTTGTTCCAGTTATTGGGATTTGTTGTTCAGGCAGGGCAGAGGTTTGCAACTATTACCGACTTGAAGGTTGGTGATGGTAATCAGAGTGCAGCGGTCGGTACGACCATTGCAATGATGGAGCAAGGCTCACGGGTGATGAGCGCTGTGCATAAGCGGTTGCATTACTCGATGCGACAGGAGTTTAAGATCCTGTCTCGTGTAATGAGCGAGAGCTTACCGCAGGAATATCCCTACTCCGTTCAAGGTGCTGACGCAAGTATTATGCGTGAAGACTTTGATGATAGAGTGGATGTGATTCCGGTAAGCAACCCGAACGTATTCAGTCAGGCGCAACGAATCGTGTTGGCGCAAACCAAACTACAATTAGCGGGTGCTGCGCCGGAATTGCACAACATGCACGAGCTCTATCGTGACATGTATGAAGCATTGGGTGTGACCGATGTAGACAGGATTATGAAGGCGGTCCCAACAGACGATCCAATGCCTATCGATCCTGCTCAGGAAAACATTAACGCTTTAGATATGTTGCAGCTAAAAGCGTTTGAAGGACAAAATCATCAAGCGCACATCATGGCGCACTTAGTGTTTGGAACAAGTCCTATGGTGGCTTCGCTTCCTCCGGTTGCTATGGCGCTACAAAAGCACGTCATGGAGCACGTCAAGATTGCGGCTCAAGAGCAGGCTATCGTTGCCTTTTCGCAACAGGTTCAGCAAGCTCAACAGCAAGGTATGCAGATATCTCCAGAAGACGAGATGCTACAAATGGAGCAGCTTACAGCTCAGTATATTGCTGAAGGTATGCAGCAGGTTAAAGAGTTGTCTGGTCAGCTATCTGGAGCAGGTCAGCCTGATCCGTTGGTCAAGCTTAAAGAGCAAGAGCTACAGATTAAAGCTCAAGCTGAACAGA